AAGCTAGAGTTTAAATTTTAATTAATAAATCTCGCCTTGCTAGATTCTTCACACGATCAAAATATTCAGAAAGAGTATCCTCGTAGTCTTTAAAGTATTCGTTAGCTTTAGTATATTCTTCCGCTTGCTCTAATAAATCCCCAGAACAATATTGTTCTAAAAGACTTTGAGCATCACTAGCTATTAATGGAGTGTCTGTATCATCATCTATATTTGCTGCTTTTGCAGCATAATAAAGGTCAAAAGTACCAGTTGGCACAGATAAATATGGCCAAATCACATTAAGTTCAAAATTTAGTGGGCACCATACTTGTGGTTGGCCTTCTGCTATTTCCCAATCAGTGCGGATAGAATCAAGATCCTTTATTGTAACATCATCTAAAAGCCAATGATTTGTGTTATTATTAAAAATAGCAATAACACACATGAAGTCTTCCACGCCTAAAAACTTAAAGTCGTAATAGCATCCTGCTATAAAACTTAATGTAACCTTCTTAATTGAACATCTGGTCCTGAATAAAACATCAGAATAAGCATCTTCCATAGATTCAGTCATATCTGCGGCTGAATAATATGTAATGCCAGAATCATTAAGATTCTCTCTTATATCAGTCTTTATATCTGCAAAACTACTCATTTTATTTCGCCATTAATTATCCAGCCATGCCAATGGCCAGATTGTTCTGCATTTATAGAAGGATAGAACGAAATATTAGTAAAGTCATCACCAGTTTTCTCCCAAATTTTTCCAGAACCTATATCTTCAAAATTTACAGCTAACCTTATACTTAGACAATGAGGGCATTTAAAAGTTAAACCCACATGATTTGCACCGAATGTACTCCAACCTAACGTAAACCATTTAGGTTCCAAATCAACTAATTTCATTTTTGTAAAAAGATTTCTTTAACTAATAGATTTTCCCTAGTCATGGGAGCAGGACCTTTATTAGCTATTAAGAAAGTATTATATTCTCTAAACGGTTCTGGTGCAGATCCTATATTATGGAACCCACAAGAAGTTAGATATTCTTCTACTTCGGCCGTAACCATTGGAACAACATGATAATCACCTGGATAAAGTTGTCTACCATATAAAGTAGCTCTCCAAAAATCCCGCTGACCTCTTGTATTCTCTAAGAAATTAAAAGCTACTTTTTCAAACTCAGGATAAGCTAGACGTAATTCACCTTCAGGTTTAAGTACTCTCCAAAACTCACAAAAAATTTGCGGCCAATATCTTTGTTCAATATGTTCAATATTATGGATACAATGAATCAAATCTACTGTTTCCGCTTCATATGGGAATGGATGTACCTTTAAATCAAGAACAAGATCAGGTTTAACTGATTCTTCTACATCTATATTGATAAAATCTTTTAATTTAGTCTCTCCACATCCGTAGTTCAACTTCATTTTGTTCTCCTAACTTGAGCTACGCACGCATCAATATACGCTTGATTTCTAGCTATACCATCGTCTGTTTCACCACGATATAACTTAGCCTCATCCATTAAACTATCAAAAAATGCTTTTAATTTACCTTTAATAGCAAATTCTACTGGCTCAGCATTCATCATATGCCCCGGTTGAACTCCAGTATGTAGAAAAATTCCAGGTTTAGGATCTAAACTATCCTGCACCTTCATACAGAAATAAACATCTTCAGTATGATTTTTTGCAGTTAAAAAGTATGGTTTAGGACACGCTTTTAAGACATCAATCTTAATTAAAGCACATGAGAAACCAATAGCATCACATTCTTGGATTTCTTTATAACGGTAAGGTAGTTTAGTTGCTTCCTCCTCACCTATTACCTTAACTATATCTTCTTTTTGATACCACTCATCATTATAAACATATTCTTTTTCTAAATCGTTGAAAAAATCAAGATTTCTGACCTCTTTACCGTCTTTAATAGTATTTTCCTTATACTTAAATGCCATGTTATTAAACGGGTACCCACGAATAATAACGAGTCCGGCTATAATATCCTTGTCAGCAAGTAATAGTTTTTCTAAAGTATCCGGTGGAACCATGACATCATCATCTATAAACATTAAATAGTCACAGTTCATTTCCATAGCCATTTGAGCGGCTGTATTTCGTGCTGTATCTATAGCCATTCTTTCTGGGGTCCAAAATTCAAATTTAATTCCAGGTATATTTTTAGCTGAATAAGTAAAAAAATGACAATGATTAGCGTAAACATTAGAGTTTACAGATTGTAGGGTATTAACCAGTACAAAAACCCTTTTATTTGAGATATCTACCTTATTTTCCATATCTATCCTTTAAGAAGAAATATGGGGGAGTTTATCTCCCCCAAAAAGTTTACATAGAGTGAACTTGAACCTTAACTGTCAAGAAGGATGCAGTCTGTCCTGATAACAAACTAGATGCTTGAGTTGTTTGAGAAGCATAAGTTTGTCCAAGTCTAACTTTGCAGTAAACTGAGAATGCTTGAGATAGATTATTAGAAAATCCCTGATCAGCATCCAAACTTCCTGCAAGAGTTCCAGTTCCAGTAATAGGAACTAATTGATCTCCAATACCACCAGCCGGATAACTTGCCCAGACATCTGAAGATGCTACGGCTCTTGTAGAAACTCGAAGTCGAACACCATCATTAAATCCAAAAACCTGGGCTTCTCCAAAAGCATTAACAGCTACAGCATTATAGGCGATACCAAAGTAATTTCCCTGTAAAGCTGCGGCCAAATTATTTGAAGAAACACAGCGTAAACCATCTTCTGTTCCTGAACAAGCTAGAAAAACTGGAGATCCAGCTTTAATTGGAATAGTATCAGAATTTCGGAAAACTGCGGCCATTACATCGCGCTTACTTCCAACTACTTTAAATCTCATTGAAATTGATCCCTTTTGTCGGTCTCATCTTGACTTAAAATTGGGGCCTAAAGAATCAAAGAACTCGCATAACGGTAAGGTTATTAATATTCTCTGAAACTTGCTTAAGGCCCCAATCCTGTGATTAGGGTATAAATTAAAGTCTAGCTAAAAGTAAATGCAGCCGAACGCTGGATTTTACCCCAGACGCCATGTTTTCTACGATTATTTACTGTAACCTGTCCCATCCATGCACAATGTCCAACTCGCGCATCCTGATTTGCAGGTTTAGTAAATACTTTTCCATTCTCATCTTCCAACATTTCAAAATCTCGACCTTCAATAGGACGAATCTTGAAAAATTTAGAATTTAACAGATACATTGTACCAAAAGTAGCTGTAGATGTTAAATTACTAAATGCGTCTGGAACCTTATCATCCATAACTAATAGACTTTGGCCATTACCAAAAGGGATACGAATATTAGTAAATGGAAAATTTGTATCTGAACTTGTTTGACGATACTTCTGATAAAGAGACATAGATGCAATCTCATATGTTTGCTGATCTGCCAAACAAATATCAGGAGCACCACCAGTTCCTAGTGCACAAGTATTATAAATATTCATCCATTCTGCAATGAATGTACTACCTGTGTTAGTTCCAGAAGCAGAAGTCTTTGTCTGATTCCTCCACCATGTAGAAGTACTTTGATTAATATTTCCAATCAAAGTAGAGGTTGTAGGATCAAACTTAACTAGTTTTCCTAATGGTTCAATAGAAAGTGAACCATTAATAGGATTAGTTTTTGGTGTATCAATTAAAGCGTCACCACCACCACGCATAAAATTACTTGAAAAACCTTCCTCAATACCCATTGAGCACTGAGTCATCTTAGTTTTAACAAGATTAATAATCTTTCTGCGATTCTGAATAATCTGCTTCATTGAATATGTAACTGGAGTAGCAAGCTGACGCCACTCATAAATTGCGGCAGTTACACCATCAGTTTCAGCAGTACTTAATTCATCAAATCCATCATAAGATTCCATCGGAGAAAGAGCATACATTAATTCTTCTTCAATGTGTGTTCCACCATCCGCGGACTCATAAGAATCTGATTTCATAATCATGTGCAAGAAAGCGTTACTTGCACCGATTTGATCTACTAACAAACCTCGACTATTCGCCAAACTTTGGGTAAATAAGGCATCAAAATATTTTGCAATATCTGAAGGTGCCGCGGTATCACCAAAAGTTATAGTTGCAAGTGAGACTCCTTCATAAGTATGATGAGAAAAAAGAAGAATTAGTGAATAAATTTGAGCAGATAAAATTCCAAGCGCAAAAAGCATTCGACCAAAACTAACTTTTCGCTCTTTCATTCTATGCCTTCTTCATTTCTTTAGCTATAGACTCCTCTGCAAGTCTTATAGCATCGTTAATATTCTTGACTTGGGTAGATTTAATCCCATCTTTCATGGAACTGGAAGAAGACCTACTCTTTGACGTTAACTCATCTAATGGAGATGATTTCTTTTTAGACGTACTTTCACTAGAACCTGTAGACTTTTTAACTAGTGAAATTTTAAGGTTTTCCGCAGCCTCGCGGATTCCTAACCTAATAAATTTTTCTGGAGGTTGTTTAGGTCCAGGAACAATCTCACCATTTTCCTGCATCCTAACAAATTCCTTTAAAACTGCTACTGGAACATCTACATACTCAGAAACTACTTTTTCCTGAGCTGCAACAATTCTTTCCTTAAGTATATTAAGTTCACCCTCAGCAATCTTAGTTCTAATGTCTTTTGTAGACTCGGTTATTTGAGTTTTAAATAAATCTTCAAGTAAATCGCCTAAATCTTCTGTTAAGAAAGGATACTTAGCCCCTATTTTATCCTTTACGATGTCCTTAATCGTTTTCTTTGCAGCAGTCTCTTCTTTTTTAGTCTCTATTTGTTCTAACTTTAATCCCGCTTGCGCGGCTAATGCTCTTAAAGTCTCTATTGAAGTATTAGGATTATTAAGAAGTTTAAAGACGTTCTTAGCCTGAATTTTTTGATCCTCATCTAGATCATCTTCCTCATCTTCATCTTCGTCTTCATCTTTATCATCAGTATCTTCCTTCTTATCATCCTCTTTATCATCATCCTTCTTGCTATCTTCATCATCTTTATCTAAATCTTTAGTTGCTTTATCTATAGCCTCATCTAAAGTAGGTTTGGCTTCATCACCTCCGCCAGGTTTTTCATCACCTTCTTTTTCATCAATAGTTAGTTGATTTAAGTAGAATAATTTCCTTAGTAACATATAATCTCCTAATACACTTTAGATTTTGGACGCATTTCAGCTACACTATCACCCTTTTTACCATAAAACTTAGCCATATTTCCAGCTATTCTTTCAATATGAGCCTTTCTTTGTTCACCTTTAGTCGCACCCTTGCGGCGGTCGTGCATTTTAGATTTCTTAACTATTTTCTTCTTAATCGGTGTCTCGTCCGGATTTTCCATATTGTTTTACAGTGTTAGCTGCACTCCTATGTTTGAAATATTCTACTTCTCGTAGTCTCTTAACTGCGGCTTTCTTACTTAAACCTGGTTTAGATAAATTCTTAGAACCTGATTCAGACTTAACTTGAAATCCATTACCTGATTCAACTATCATTATTGACCTACCTGAGAATAAAGTTGAGCCGTAATATCATTAAGAGAATTAGGCATTTGCCTTTGAGCCATACCTGCGGCTGCCCCATTATCTTGATTTCCTTGAGGAATTAATCCTTGAGCTGCTACACTTTGTCCAGCCATATTTGCCTTTTCCATTAATGCAAGCATAGCCATTTTCTGATATTCACGTATAACACGTTCATTTTTATATCCGCAACGATATGCTGTTTCTCTAACTAATGTAGGAGACATTGCTATGGCAGGAAATTGTGTAACTAAAGAAAGAAACTCGATAAAAGAAGCTTTCTCTTTTACCATGTTTTCAGGAGTAGAATTAACGACATTACAGATAATATCGAAATCATATCCATCTACAAGACTTTGAGAAGTGATATAATTATAGATAGGCTGTTTATCTTGAACCTCAGAAAAAATATCCTCTGGATTACCAGGGTCTAATGAAGATTTAATCCAGAATCCCTGCTCTAATTTTTCTCCCATCTGGAGTAACATTTCTCTCCCTACGGCAGAAACGAATCGAGAGAAATCTATTTGTTCTAAACTTTCTACTATACTTTGGTCTGAAGCTATTTGTCTAGTAGCTGTAGCAGTTTGTCTATCACTTGCGCGCCCGCGAGCTACAGGAATACTTGCAACTATATCAAAGTCATCTTTAGCCATCGTTAATCCATCAACAATATTTGCATCTATTTGTGGATTTTGGATTGGCCTAACTGAAGGATTTCCATCTTTTCTCTTAGTTACAATAATAGAGCCATCTTCGTCTGTTTTTAATTTTTCTAATTCATCAGTATCGTGGTCGCCTTTTGAGACTTCAAATTTTCGTGTTGCACGACGTCTATATCTTCTAATTTGTTCTCGTGCTTCATTAACTTCATTTTGTGGAGATAACCATTGCCATACAGGAGGAATAGGATACCATCCTTTAAGGGAGATATCACTTCTATAAGTAGCGAAAGGAAGCCTTTCAAAAGACTCAGAATACATTTCAACGAATGGACCATCTAAAATCAATAACCTTTTCTTACTAATATTGTCCCAAATATGCCAAACTTTACAAAGTTCGCCGTCTTCTAGGTCAGAGATACCTTCAATCTTATTTTCTTTAAAATAATCTAATGCGTCCGCAGTATCTATACTATAGTACTTTGTATCATAGTTACTTGGAAATTTAATACCTTCAGTTTCTTGAAGAACCTTTTTGGAGATAAAACCATAATAGCCGCACCAGTCACAATTCCGTAGTTTAACATTATCGGACATGCTGACTCTGAATCTTCTTGCAGAGATCCATTTTGTGTATACTGCTTCATTATCTGGAAGTTCATCATGCTTTACAACACGATCTTTTGTATCAGAAATTAATGGATCTTCATGAGATTCCATCTCAAGTTTAGGTGCATTAGGATTCTGCCAATCTTTAGAATATCCAACTTCCATTACAGCAAATCTAAAGAAACTATCTAAAGCCGCATAACGTATATCATCTACAAATTCTAATCTAGGATCTGAAACCTTAGTATTTAGAGCGTCTTCTTTTAACTGCGCTGATCTTACAGCAAAATCCTGATTCCAGTCCATTTGTCCAGGCCGCGGGGTTAGAATAAATTCAGGATAAGTATACGTTATGTTTGCTACTTTTCTTTTGATCGTAGTGTAAACTAGATTTACTGTGTATGGCCGGCGGGACCCAGATAATTCTATCTGTACTCCATTTGCTAATCTCCATTGAAAACCTTCCCAATAATTTTCTAATGTATCACAACGAAAACGGTTTTCCCATTTCTTATAATACTTATTAGCTTGAGAAATTCTTAGTCCCCAAGGTGTAGTAATTGAAAGGTCTATCGAAACTTTTTTAGCCATTAACCTTGATTAATCAAATTGTTCTTATTTTTAAAGACTTGATTATAGTATGCAAAACTTCGTTTCGGCGGCTTCTTATGCACTATTGGTAAACCTACTCCGTGATATGCAACATAATATCTTACGCAATCATAAGCATGATCTGGAACACTTTCATCTCGATCTTCAGTATAAAACTTCTTACCATTTATTTCACCTAAGAGTTTCTTTTTCTGTCGAGATGTTTCTATTACAGCTTGGTGCACCCCATAAGGCCAACGATTTATAGAACTCATTAAAAAATAAAGCCCAGGTGATGGCAGATCTGGAAGGAGATCCACTTTATTTCTAATGTTCAGTAAATTTGTTATAGTCGTTATAGGGTGCCTAAATTTCGGAACGCACCTAAATAATTCATTTATTCTATTTCTTGTAGCAAGTTCATTATTATCTGCTGGTCCCCAATGTATCGGAGGAGCAGTTATTTCTTCCTCATCAGCGTATTCATCTGCTACAGTCCAAAAGTTTCCATTCTTTTGACCTCCGGTACCTTTTTTAAAGATCGCGGGATCTGCCACATCTACTTCTAAAGACCAATTTTCTTCTCCAACTAATTCAGAGTTAATATCAAATATGTTCTGACGATGTTTAGAAATAACTTCATTTGGCTGGTAATATTCGCCAAATATAATATGTATCCCATTGTAGCAAGCAATCCACAAGCAGCAAGTAGGAGAAGTTTCTCCATGATCGAGTATTTTAAATAAGGATGCTTTGCTTCGCAATATTTTGAGAAGTTCATCCCAGACTTCTTGAGATAGTTCATCTGGATTAATCTTACATTCCTTAGGAATATAGTGTACTGCTCCTCCGGATATAACTTTTTTACCTAAATAATACTTATCTATCCATGCCTGATCTCTTGTAAGAATTTGAGAAATAGTACCAGCATCATTAAGATTATCGTCAGTCTTCCTAACAATAGAAAAATGCGTTGATAATGGCTTCCGTTCGGGTGAGTCGTCATCAAAATAACGAGACACCCAATGAAACTCATCATCAGAAGGATTGTCGAGAATATCAACATAATTTAATACTAATGGTTGTCCGTATACTTTATGTCGTGGCCATTCTGGAAACTGATCTAATAAAGGTTGCGGAACAATAGCCTTATCCCAGCGGCCGACACGTGCATCCATTAATAGAAAAATACTTTCTTCGACTTCCTCCGCTTGATCTATAACTAACGAATTAATTTCAAAACCCTTAGCCGTAGCCTCATCCATCTGATCGAGATGAAGCCAATATATTCTTGACCCATTAATGAAAACTGTAAGACCAA